GATACGGTTCAATATGTTAACTTCTTGTAATCGTAATAACATGTCGAATCCAGATGTCATAAGGTATGAACCTTGATATCCCATTTGTGCATAGCCAGCTCCACCACCTAAACCAGGTGCTCCTGCAAATCCACCACCCCACGGATTAAATAATCCTGATGTCATCTCTGATGGTGTAAACCATAAAACCTCGTTTACCTCACGACCTGCAGGTATTTCATAAAGTTGTGTATTTGCGGAAAGGGTAATGTAATCTTTTTTGAGAACCCATGGACCCGATGTTTGAAGACCAACAATCTTTGAATATGCGTACGTGAATTGGTTTTCAAAATCCATTGTTCTTGTTACCAATGCTTTGGCAACAGATTTCTCATCCATATTTAAGTTAACTAAGTTAACCCATTGTGACTCGATCAACCAATCTAAAGTGTATTGTGTATAATCTTGAATTGATAGTTCCATCAAAGAATCCATCATTTCATCCTCCAATTCTACCGAACGTAGAGGGGCACCTAACTGATGTTTGATACGTGTATAAATTCGACCTCTTTCTGGTTCTCCGATTACTGCCATAATAATATAAATACTTTCTAAAAGTTATTTTATATCGTACAACAAAGCGTCTTTAGGAAACACGAAGTTTCCACCGATGATATTTGGTTTTTTATTGAATATGAGAACATTCTTTCCTTTTTGGAAAATCATCCAATCTGTTGAATATTGTTTGACATTACCTGTACCTGTAAGAATTATCTTATCACCTTTTTCTATTCTATCTTTGAACCCCTTGATTTGTGCGGTGTATTCTTTTCCGTCTACGGTGATTTTTGCGTCGATACCCTTTGTCATATCTTCTTCGTCTCCCAACCCACCAGTTTTAACTGCGGATCCCGCTCCCAAAAATCTATTGATGATTGCAACTGTAATTTCTTCCCTTTTTTATTTACAACAGATCTACCTGGTGATTCCAAATTATAAACACCGGCCATGTTTCCTTGATTGTCCCTTTCGGCCCAATTTTCTCTGAATACCTCTCTTAATACGTTGTTGATATTAGCACTGTATTCGTATTTTATCTTTTTGTTTACATTAAACATTACTCTCACAGCTTCAACAAACTCACTAGAACACTTCTCTGATTTTCCTTCAGATAAAATCTGTTTGAATTTTATAGACTCAGCTAATTTTGTTTCCGTCTTCATCTCATACATTTTTGAAACAAAGTCCCAATTTACCACTTTCCAAAAATTTGCAATGTACTCGTCTCTTTTGTTTCTGTATTTCAAATAATAAGCGTGTTCCCACAGATCAAGACCCAATAAAGGAAAACCCCCACCTTCAATTACATTCATCAGCGGGTTGTCCTGATTAGGAGTTGACATTATCTTCAACTTGTTTTGACTCGTTAATACCAACCAAACCCAACCTGATCCGAATCTTTCTTTGGCTATTGTTTCAAACTCTTTTTTGAAGTTGTTGAAATTTTTATATTGTTTTTTGATTTTCTCTTCGAGTTCCCCTTTTAGTTTCATTGGTTTTGGGGATAACATATTCCAAAACAATGCGTGATTGAATGCACCACCTGCGTTGTTTCTTATTGTTTTGTCATACTTTGATATCGATTTTATTATCTTCTCCAAATCGAGATCGCCGTATTTTTTCTTAGAAAGTGCGTCGTTTAGTTTATCAACATAGCCTTTGTAATGTTTGTTGTAGTGGAAGTTCATCGTTTCTGCGTCGATGAATCCTTTGAGGGCTGAGTAAGAATAGGGTAATTTTTCTATTCCTATTTTTTTCATTTCTGTGATTAACAACTTGGTTTCTTCTTGAATGTGTGTTTCTGTAATTTGTTTTTCAAGTTGTTCAATCTTCTGTTCTAGTTTATTCATATAAATGGATTATTCTATAAATAATCCGTAAGTTCGTTATTGTCTACGTTGGTTAATTTGTTTCATAATTTCTTCTACTATATCTACATCATTCTTTACATCACCCATCACCGTAGCAATAACTTGTTTTTTCTTATTGAGTATGTCGTAAATGATACCTTCTATGGTATTTTCAAATATTGGATAGTAAACTAGTACATTGTTTTTTTGTCCGTATCTATATGCTCTGTCTTCCGCCTGAGAGTGGTCGGACGGTAAAAATGATAAATCGTTCATGATAACAGCTTCAGCGGCAGTCAGGGTAATTCCCACCCCAGCGGCTTTTATATTACCAACGAACACTTTTACTTTATCATCATTTTGGAATTTATCTACACTATTTTGTCTGTCGGGTTTTGACATTGATCCATCTAATCTAACAGCCGCTTTCCCGAAGTGTTGTACAATCTGTTCTAATGAGTTTGTGAAGTTACAAAATATAATAACCTTTTTACCTTGTTCTATGATGTTTTCCGCTAATTCAATAGTATTCAAGACTTTCTCATTTGCAATCACTTGTCTTACCTCAGTTAGTTTGGTGAACTGTACTGTTAGTGATTTACTTTCATCAGGATTTTTTTCGTACCAATTGTAATAGTCACCCATAACTTCCTCATATTTTTTGGATTTCAGTCTAAGGTAAACTGGGGTAATAATTTTGTCAGGTAGATCCAACACATTTTCTTTCAACCTTCTTAGGACCATGTTGGATGTCCTGTCTCTGAGTTCCTCAAGATTGGACGCACCCATAACGTTCCAAACTTTTCTAGCACATTTTTAATATAGTGTGCTTCGTCAATAACCACCAAATCAAAACCGGCTCTAAGAATCTGCGAATCATCTTTCTTTTTAGGGTCATGGAAATTTTTTATAATGTCATAGTTTATGATAACAAAGTCGTGTTCCGTACTGAAGTTCTTACCTTCGGAAATGTATACCGATCTTTGTGTGTAATTTTCTATTTCTCTTTGCCAGTTAATCTTCAAAGAGGCTGGACAAATAATCAGAATTTTCTTTGCACCTGATTCGAGAGCCGCTATAATGGTAGACGTAGTCTTGCCAAGACCCATATCATCCGCCAAAACATAACGTTTATTTTCAACCAACTTTTGGATAGCTTCTTTCTGATGGTTGAGTGGTGGTCTGTTAGAATATTTTTCATAGTTGATATTAACGTCTTTTACGGTGTGGTCTTTGATCACAGCCGCTTTTGGTAACCAAAATTCATGGAGAGATTCCGATTCAAAAACTTTACCCCAAATATGGTACGCTTTATCTTTTTCGGCCAATAGTTTTTCAACCCAAACTTTTTCAGGTATTTGAGTGTAAAGTTTGTCGTTAGCCAGTTTTTGTGCGAAATAGGTGTCAAGCATCGCCCACTTCTTGGCAACTTTTGGTTGTTTATCGTGATTGTTTATAATATATTCCGATTGACTTCTTGTTGGGTATAACCACCAGAAACTACTTGTTTCTCAGGGTTTCCACCTTGAGGCCAGTTAAATCTATAATCTATTAGAATACGTGATGGATCAGAGTCTTTCAAGTTGATGTCAACAATGGGGCAGATTTCGATCACTTCCCAAATTTTGATTTTTTCACTAGCAAACACACCTATACCATGTATTGGACTTTTATCCAAGTATATTTTGGTGGGTGGGTTTATTCTCATAACATTTTTTAAGACAAATATAATTCTTTCCGATGTATTTATCAACATATGGATAGACAGGTCCCAATAACAAGGTTAGGTAAGTTTTTCGGTGGCGAAGATTATGCTCTCGATATTGGTATGGGAGAGGAGTGGCTCGAAGGTGATATGAATTTCACCTTAGTTTTGTATAAGGTAGATAAGAGAAAGACAAAGACAGATGATGTTTATGGTGAAGCTCTTGAGGACGGTATTCAGTTCTTACCTCCTGTTGAGTTCAAGGGTTATGTTAAGATCTTACCTCCAACCAATTTGATGCTCGGTGGATCGAGGATCAATCAATCGGAACCAGGAAATCTTCAAGTTTCGGTTTATCAACAAACTTTGAATGACCTTGAGATTTCAATCGACTTTGGGGATTACATTGGTTACTATGAAACTGAAAGCCGTGTTAGATATTATAGTGTGGTTGATGATGGGAGGGTTAACTCAGATAATAAACACACTTATGGTGGTTATAAACCGTTCTATAGAACGATACTAGCCACTTATGTTAACGATAACGAATTTAGAGGAATATGATTTATTTAATATCTGAATCACAAGAATCTTTATTACGTGATAACCTTTTGGGTCAGAGGGTAATGGTGTATTATAATTTACACAAACACACCTTCTCAATTCAGAAGAGTGGTCTGGTGGTTTTACATGCGGATTTTGTGGTATTATCAGATGTTGAGTTTCGTGTTAGAAAGGGTGGAAAAGAAAAAGTTAGAAAAGAAAAATCCAAAAACGTTCATGCGTTTGTGATTGGTACGTTGGAGGATTATTGTGAATACCCTTGTGAAGAAATTCCAAATTTAGATGGAGGTGATGTTATCTCCTATAACCCTTATGTGAATGATTCGTTCGTTATTAAATTAACTCAAGAACCAATTTACCAAGCATCTCAAGTTGCTTTGGTGAATGGATCAAATAAAATTTATTTATTAGAACCATAATGCCTTTTCCTAAACAAGTAAAAAAACAGATTGATTTAGTTCCTCAAAAAGAGTTACTTGCTCGTAGAGAACAACTTTTGGATTATATCACAAGAGATGGAACTTACTTACCTAAGTCTGTACTTCACGCTGACTTGGATAGAGGTATGTTGGATTTTGTGAAGAACGATTTGGAAACGATTACTTCAGGTAAAGTTGTTCCTGTTGTTGATATCATGATCACAACACAGAACTGGGCTCAGTTTACTGAGACTTGGAATTTCTCAGATTTGGATAAGAACGTGAAGGTTCCATTCATGACGGTAGTTAGAAATCCTGATGTTAAATACGGATCAAACCCTGCATTGATTTATAATATCCCCAACAGAAGACAGTATTATTTTGCAACGGTTCCAACTTGGGACGGACAAAGAAAAGGTATGGATATCTACACAATACCTCAGCCAGTACCTGTTGATATAATTTACAGTCTCAAGTTCATGTGTAATAGAATGCGTGAATTGAATCAATTGAATAAGATTGTAATGCAAAAATTTGCTTCTCGTCAGGCCTATACTTTTGTTAAGGGTCATTACGTTCCAATAATTCTTCAGAATGTTTCAAATGAATCGGTGTTGGAATTGGATAAGAGAAAATATTACATTCAAAGTTATGATTTTCTTATGATGGGATTCTTAATTGATGAAGAGGAGTTCGAAGTGAAACCAGCAATTTCAAGAACAGTTCAATTGTTGGAAACAAGTAATTCAAAAAGAAGAAGACCCAAAAGAGTTTATCCTGAAAATGCAACAGAGTTTCCCCTAACATTCAATTTTGCTGTTGGTGAAAGTGCGTACACGGAAACTTACAAATATACTGCTAACTTCAACTATAGTAGTAATATAAATGTTGATAGTTGGGATGTTTATCTTAACGATTATTATTATGGACAGGATGTCTATACGATACAGGTAACATCAGGAGATGTTGTTCGTTTCGAAATTACTCCTGTAGATCCGTCGGCACCATCGTCTCTACTCTATATCGCAAGTCTTGTCTAATCTTCACCGTACAAATCGGTTTTCTCTCTACATTTTTCCATGATTAAATTTTCAAGGAACTTATAGATTTTCAAACCCCTCTTGTCACAGTATTTTCTCAACCTTTCGTGGGACTCAATA